AGAGATACATGAACTTATCTATCCTGAAATCAAAAAACATTTAACTGATGCAACATTCTATGCAAGTGATATTGTAACAATAAATGGACCAAGCAGATGGGTAGGCCCTCATATAGATACACCGCATCGATTTGAGAAATACAACAAAAGAGAAAACAATGACATCTGCGGCATACAAGTTATCATACCACTTGATGACTTAGACAAAGATACAGGAGCAACTGGAGTTATCCCTTTCAGTCATCAACAAGATTGGAACATACAAGATTGCTATGAAGGAGTACATGACGAATACTTCTTAGAAAATGCAGAACAACATGACATGCCTAAAGGGTCAATATTGTTTTACAATACTCGGTTGATGCATTCAACTATGCCAATGCATTTACCCAAAAAGAGATCAATACTATTGATTAATTATCTAAAGGATGATATAATAGACAGTATTAAGAACACAGATAACGTGTGGAGTAGCAATAATATTAATGTTTGAGATTTTATTTTGGAGTTTAATAGTTGTAACATGGGTATCATACGGTATGCATGTAATAAAAGAATATATCAGAAATCATATTGATTAGGAGAAAAAATGAGTAAAATTGAACCAATAATGAAAAAGCCCAGTCTATTTAGAAGAACTGTGTTCAGTCTTGTAAGTGCCTGGAGAAGAGTAATGGATGTTAAGTATAATCCATTAAAGTATATACCAGACCCAAGTTTACAGACTTACTTCATGTTAGTTCTGTTTACTGTATGGAGTGTATGGTTTGGCTTTATTGCAACATTTTACTTAGGCTTGCTCGGGTATAATACAGTTGTTAGTATTGTTATTCACGTTGCTATATTGTTACCATTGGCATTCACTAACGCAATCTTTATAGATGCAGAACGTGATGGACATACATGGTTGAAAGAATGGAAAGCAGAACAGTCAAGGTATAAGTTAGTAGTCAATAGACTTAAGACAAAGAACTTGACACTATGGGATCCAAGTAAGGAAGCATAAAATGGCAAATGATGTAATGATAGACATGGAGACGTTAAGTACGAATCCAGACTGTGTAATACTAACAATTGGTGCAGTACGATTTGATCCTATGGGCACCGGAGTTGCAGAAAAATTAGAACTACGTCCTGAGATAGATTCTCAAACAGAAGAATTCGATAGACATATTAATCCAGATACACTACGGTGGTGGGGAGATCAAAGTGAAGATGCAATACAAGAGGCTATGGGAGACAATGACCGCATTCCGTTTAAAGATGCTATGGATCAACTGTACAAATTCTGTTGGAACCGCAGAGCAGTTTGGAGTAATGGTGCTGGTTTCGATATTGTTGTTGCAGAGAATGCTTTTAGGCAATTAGACAGTGCAATACCCTGGCCCTTCTATACTATAAGAGACACAAGAACAATCTTTGATCTTTGTAATGTCTCATTAAAAGATGGTAACTTTGTTACTACTCACAAGGCTGTAGAAGATGCAGAGCATCAAGCAATTGTTGTACAACGTGCATATCAGAAACTTAAACAAGCAGGGCTTAAATGAGTATTCAGTCTGACATTGATATCGACTTCGGCGATAGAACTAAGTTACTAAAGTTAATTAAACATGTTCCTGCCGCTATGCGTGAAGTTGATCCAATGAAGAAACATCCTACTGGTGTGTACATAACAGATGTTCCTTATGATCCTGTATCTGATATGTGTTCTTTAGATTACAAAGAAGCAGATCAACGAGGCTACTTTAAATTAGACTTACTAAACGTAAACATTTATCAAGCAGTCCAAGATGAGTTGCATTTAATAAGTCTAATGGCTGAGCCTAATTGGGAACGATTAAAAGAAAAAGAATTTGTAGAACAGTTGATACATCTAAACAAACAGTTTGGTGTAATGCAAAAAATGCCTGAACCGATTGATAGTATTCCAAGACTTGCAATGTTTCTAGCAGTTATTCGGCCAGCAAAAAGAAATCTTATTGGTCACACGTATAAGGACATAAGTAATACTGTGTGGATTGATAACAACACAGGATACACATTTAAAAAGTCACATGCTGTGGCTTATGCACAACTAGTTGTAGTGCATATGAACTTAATTGAGGAGAAGGATGGGACAATATAACGATGTCGTAGAACGACAAAGGGTAATACTAGAAGCCGAGAGATGGGCTAAAGGCATTAAAGGAATACATGCTCATTCTTTAACATCACTTTGGTATGAAACAAACCCAGACAGAACAGGTGATGATTTAATGGTCTGTGATACAGAATATAACGACGGCGTTATTGAAAGAGAGTATATTAAAACAGGTAAAATAGAATCGATCGGCGAACATCTAACCGGTCAAGCACTTTATGATGAATACGGCAGGCACAATAGATAATGAGAGAACTAGGATTAGTATTAGTTGGTATTGCAGTATTCACAGTCTTTTTTGTAGGGGTTATATATCCAAACGTAGAGTACAAAGGCTATGCAAGTAACAGCAGTTGCACAGGCGAATGTTACGAGCAGTATGTTGCAGACAATGGTACAGTTGCAGAACAAATACAAGAGAAAAAAGAAATAGCAATAGCCAAAGCAGAATTAGGTATAGTCGATGTGTTTGAAAACATCAGAGGACTATGGGCAGGTTGTGCCGCATGTCATGGAGCCGAAGGCGGTGGTGGTGTAGGACCTAAACTTGCTGGACAAAGTTCAGACTACATAAGTGGCAGATTAACTGCTTACAAAAATAGAGAAAAAATAGGCTCACAGAGTGCTATGATGTGGGGACAAGCGGCAATGCTGTCCGACAATGATATTGCAACTATTGGAAAATTTATACAAGAAGGTATCCCAGGAGAATAATGGAAGAACTTAACTTAACACTACTTAAAGAATCTGATCCTAAATTAAAACAACCATGCGAAGATTGGAACTTTAAGTTAGACGGTGATCCTACTGAACTAATCAAGGCAATGACAAAGGTTATGTTTAACCCTAATCATCCTGGCATCGGCTTAGCGGCACCTCAACTAGGTGTAATGAAAAATATATTCATTATGGGAACTGATGAAAAGTTAATGGCTTTTATCAATCCTAAAATCGATGAACTCAGAGGAGAACAAGATTTATTTTTAGAAGGGTGCTTAAGTTTCCCTGATCTTTGGTTGCATGTACGAAGACATACTGAGTGTGTAGTATCATATCATCAGATTGACGGGGAAGTTGTCAAAGAAAAACATATGGAAGGCATTCAAGCACGGGTGTTCTTACATGAATATGATCATCTATTGGGTGTCACGTTTGAAGAACGTGTAACTAGTGAATTAAGTTTAGAATTGGCTAAGAAACGTAGAGCAAAAAAGAAACGTCAAATTGCTAAGATGGCTAAAAGACTTAGTAAGTCCTCTTTACCAGCGTAATAGATTTTCTTTTGACTCTTTTCTTTTGAAAGTCAGTCATACTGACAATGGGCCCATGCAACATTGTTACAGATTTATTATTGAATGTTCTTAAGAAAGGTCTAAACAAAGACCACTCTGCTTTTAAAAACAAATGAATAGGTATCTGACGATTAGATTCCCACCACCAGACATCACCTAACTCTAAGAACTTTAGACGTTTTTCAGCATCAACTATAGCACCATAATCATAGATAGTAGTGACTAAATCATCACGGTTTTGAACAATACCTACAAAGTCTTGGCCAGCATATTGTAATACTGAAATAAACGGATGTGAGTCAGTCAGTTTTGTGAAAAAGTCTATTGGTTTTTTGTTGTCTGTCATATATGTAAAGTATTTATATGCCTCAGAAAAATGGTTATATTTCTTGGTTATGATACTCAATGATAAATATATATTATAGGAGATTAGAATTTGTGTCGTACACTACATCAGTATATACATATACAGTCAGACAAACAGTTGTTGTTTTGTCCGGAACAAGCCCGAGGAAATATATGCCAGTTTATTCAAAACCGTTAACGTTAAATAAAGGCGTGGACAATCAATTGCAGTTTCAGTTTCTGAATCAGGAACAGAAGCCTGTAGACTTATCATCTGTTGCTACAGCAAATCAACAGATATCCTTTAGGGCTATTAATTCAGATGGTACCAAAATCCTTTTGCGAAAGGCCTTGACTCCAGTACTAGATGTCAATGGTATCTTTGTTCTTAATACAACAGCCGCTGAAATTGAAGACATTGAATCACAAAAATGCTATTACTCATTAGAATGGCCAAGTGGTAATCTTAATTTACCAGTCTTTGTAGATTCTAAAGCAGGAGCGAGGGGAGACTTGAACATATTAGATTCTATTCTACCTTCTTTTGTGCCTTCACAGCAAGTTACTATACCTAGTGATCAGCCGTTTCCTTCTAATACTGCTAACGCAAATTCAGATGCAGTTACATATTTTTCAAGCATCATCAATACGCAAGACAATCCTGTGTTAACTACATCATTAGATTATGCAAACTATGTTGGCAATGTAACTATACAAGGTTCTACATTAGTTGACTCAGATTTCTATGATATCAATTCATTTCGATATGGTAATGCGGCAAATGGCAACAGTCAATCTGGAACAATTGGATACACTGTCAATGGATATCATCCATTCATTAAACTTAAATTTGAAGCAAATGTGGGTAACATAGTCACTATTTTGGCAAGATAACTTACCCATCGCACTTGTTTTAACACTCTCTTTCGTGTATAATAACAATTATGTTTGACATACTCACGGTTATACCCGGCAAAAAGAAACAGACGCAAAGTGGCTGGACATCGTTCAATGCTCCTTGTTGTTCTCATAATGGCCATAACCCTGACAAACGTATGCGTGGTGGAATCAAAGCAGACGGAGACGATTGGCAGTTTCATTGTTTTAATTGCAACTTCAAATGCGGCTTTAAACTAGGCAGAGCAATCAGTAGAAAGACTCGTTCATTCTTAACATGGTGCAACATGCCAGATACAGATATTAACAAGTGGTCTTTGCATTCTATTCAACACAAAGACTTATTAGATTCTATCTTGCATAAAAAGAAACAAATTAAATTACCTAAATTCAAAGAACAACAGATGCCAGAAGGCGAACTGATTTATACTGCGAACAAAGATCATCAAGTGTATATCGATTACTTAAACAAAAGAGGCTTACAACACAATGACTACCCTTTCATGGTCAATCCTAAAGCAGAAGGCAGAAATGCACAGGGCATTGTTATACCTTACACATATGAGAACAAAGTAGTTGGTAGTACAATTAGATTTATGGATGATAGAAATCCTAAGTTTATTAATGATCAACAACAAGGTTATGTGTTTGGTACAGACTTACAGAAAGAAGATTGGGAAGTTGTTTTAGTGTTTGAAGGTATCTTTGATGCAATATCAATGAATGGATTAGCATTGACACATGATACGATTAATGATAATCAAGTTGCTGTAATTAACAAATTGGGCAAACGTGTTATTGTCATTCCTGATCAGGACAAGACAGGATTAGGTATATGCGAAAGAGCATTAGAACTAGGTTATGATGTATCATTACCCAACTGGTCAGAAGATATTAAAGATGCAAATGATGCAGTAATTAAATACGGACGTTTGAATACACTACTAAGTATATTAGACTCCGCTACAAACAGTAAAATCAAGGTGGAAGTTATGAGGAATAAAATTGCTAAAAGAATTTAACGCAGACGTACAAGAATTGTTCTTGCGAATGATGGTAACAAACGCAGAGTTGTTTGTTAGGGTTACTAACATCTTTAACTCTGAAAACTTTGATAGAAGACTACGACCTGTTGCAGAGTTTATGAGAGAACACTCTACTAATTATAAAGTATTGCCTGACTCAACACAAATCAAAGCAACAACAGGTGAAACTATTGAGCCTGTTGCTGATTTAGATGAAGGTCATTATGAATGGTTTATGAATGAGTTTGAATCATTTACTCGTAGACAAGAATTAGAAAGAGCAATCATGGAGTCAGCAGACCTTTTAGAGAAAGGTGATTATGACCCTGTCGAAAAGTTAATCAAAGATGCAGTTCAGATATCATTACAAAGAGACTTAGGTATCGATTACTTTGAAGATCCTAGGGCTCGTCTTATGCATTTGAAATCAAGTAACGGTCAAGCATCTACTGGTTGGCCTTGTTTAGATCAAAAACTCTATGGTGGATTCAACAAAGGTGAACTACAAATCTTTGCAGGGGGTTCAGGTTCAGGTAAGTCATTGTTCATGCAAAATCTATCTGTTAATTGGGTAGAGCAAGGCTTATCAGGTGTGTACGTCACACTAGAGTTAAGTGAAGAACTATCAGCAATGCGTGTCGATTCAATGTTGACTGATACTAAAACAAAAGAAGTGTTCAGAGACTTGGACAATGTTGAAATGAAAGTAAAGATGAAACAAAAAGCATCTGGACACTTTCAAATTAAGTATATGCCGGCACAGTCTACAGTTAATGATCTTAGAGCATTTACTAGAGAACTACAAATACAAACAGGAAAGAAACTAGACTTTATGTGTGTTGACTATTTGGATTTGTTAATGCCTGTAAGTGCTAAAGTAAGTCCTAGTGACTTGTTTGTTAAAGACAAATATGTATCAGAAGAATTACGTAACTTGGCAAAAGAATTAGATATAATTTTTGTAACTGCATCACAGTTAAACAGAAGTGCAGTAGAAGAAATCGAATTTGATCACAGTCATATCTCAGGTGGTATCAGTAAGATTAACACAGCAGACAATGTGTTCGGTATCTTTACATCACGCAGTATGAGAGAACGTGGACAGTATCAGATTCAGTTAATGAAGACAAGATCAAGTGCTGGTGTAGGACAGAAAGTTGAATTAGCATTCGATGTTGACACATTGCGTATTACAGACCCTGGTACTAGTGCTCCAACTCAGAATACAGCACAACCGTCTGCACAATCAATCATGGATAAGTTTAAAACAACATCACAAGTAGGAGCAACTGATCAAGCAGTACATGAACAAGTTGATACAGAACAAAAGAAAGTAAATGGTGATGTACAAAGTACTAAACTCAAGTCATTACTGAATACATTGAAAGACAAATAATATCCGTTTTGATTGGTCAAGACTAAATAGTACTAAGGAAATTACACTTATGCAAAAGAAAACAAAAAGCCTGCTAGAAGAACTAGAAAATTTTGGTACTAACCGAGATATTCCTCATATTGTCGAATCACGCGGCAATAATATCATTACTAGTGCTGTTAATCTAATTGAATTTATAGAACGCAATTATGATGGTACTCAGGCCGTTCAATTAGAAAAAAAATTGCTAAGTGCTATTAGAGGACGAGATAAAAGTCGTTTCTCAAAGACAATCAAAAAATATCAAGGGTAAGCAAACATGAAGTTTGATGATGTAACAGCAGTTGAAATAAAGAATACAAGTCTTACTGAGTTGGGAAGAAAAGGCCCTAGAATGAAAGGCGGAGCAAAAGGAACTTACGTAGACGAATTAGCAAAACAAATTTTCCTTGATAACTTTATGAGTTCTGCATTATTATCTATTGAATCAGCCATTGCATCAGGTCTAATTATGGAACCTACAGGAGCAGAAGGCTCAGATGGTGGTGAAAACAACGATGTAAGAAAAAACAAAGATGGTA